GAATGGAGCAGGGTGTAAAAGAACTTTGAAAAATCGCCCTTCAGTACCCAGCCGTCGGCGTAGTCCCACTCGTTCATCGGCCGGGGCGGCAGGCCGTTGTTGCCGTTGTAGGCGTTGTTCCTGTTCAGAGTGCCATCGGTGTTGACGTTGCGGGCGTTGTTGGCCGAGCCGGCACGAAAAAACAAGGCATACCCCGAGGGCCGCCTCACTGGTGACGCTTCTGCGCGTCCAGCTTGGCGGCCCTCTCTTTATCCGTTTTGTACCATTTGGCGGTCTGGTTCTTCACGCCGGCCGCCATCTTCGCCCAGTATGCAAAGGCGTCATCGCCGAAGCCGCTGAGGATCTCATGCGCGAGCTCGATGTGGTGGATCAGCTTTCGGCAGTTGCGAAGCGCCGACCGCTGCGCGCGATACCTGAGCTCACGCTCCTCGGGATCCGTCAGGAGCAGATCGTTGGCCTCCATCAGATCGGCGACGAGGTCGCTGGCCTCGTTCATCATCCTCTGCGCCAGACCGAGCCGCTCCTTCTTCGGGAAAACGGCCGGGTTTCTGGTCTTGATGTAGGTGTGTTTCTCGAGCTCCTTGGCGTCCGTGATGACCTGCATCTCGGGCAGTTTGTCACGGCCGAAGGGCGGGCGGCCTACATTGGCCCGCTCGTATGGCCGCGAGTGTCCGTTGCTTGCCGTAGTATCTCACCTCCTCGCCTTTGATTGTGACGCGGGCGCTGCTGCCGTCGTAGGTCTTGCCCTGAATGACGATGACGCCGTCCTCCCGCTTGCAGCAGGAGCAGGGCAGGGCCAGCTCGACGAACAGGTGCGCGATGATGCAGGAGGCTTCGGCTGGTGGGATCGGGGTGTAGTTGTAGCAGTTTCCCATCAGCACTCGAGCCTCCGCTGCCCTGTGTTCCAGATGCCGGATCTCACGGTCAGCCCCTCCAGATCGTCGAATGTGATCTGGAAGGGGTTGCTCGTGATGTCCGTGCAAACGAAGTCCCACAGGGCGTCGACCTTCACCTTCAGAGCGTTGTCAGCCGCGTCGACATACTCCTTCGTCGTGATGTCCTTCGGGTCGTCGACTGCTCCGTAGTGTTTCATAGGCCGGCCTCCTTATAGTGCAATGCTTGTGATGATGACGAGGATCGGGTTGGAGGGCGCGGCCGCGAGCGTGACCGTGACTTTGCCGTTGGCCGAGGCCGTGGCGTTCTCGAAAGAGACGTCGCCGATGACCTGCTCCTTGGTGGCGCTGTCGATCAGGATCACGCTGAGGATGTAGCCGGTGACGGTGAAGCTCTTGCTCGCCGTGTCACTGAGGGTCTGGACGGTCTTGGTGACGGCCTTCGGGATCGCAGGCTTGTTCTTGATGAAGGCGTCACTATTGCCGTCCGTCTCGTTCCAGTCGCTCTGGACGTTCTTCTCGGCGTCGGCGGGAGCGTGGGCGCTCTGGCTGTGGTCGTATGCCGTCTTGCCGCGGTCGCCGCGGTAGGCGGTGCTCGCAGTCTCGCCGATGGCGAGGTCGTTGCCGATGACGGCGTAGGTCGTCCCGCTCCAGCGGTACGTCTTGTTCTGGTACTCGCCTTCGCTCAGGATGACGTAGATCTTGTCGGACTCAGGTGTCAGGGCGGCGCCGCCGGAGGTCTTACTCAGCCAGTCGGCACCGAGGGCCGTGGCGCCGGTGCGGATGTAGGCGTCGACGACGTCGTCCACATAGCTCGGGAGCTGGTTGGCCGGCACCTTGCCGCCGCTGTCCAGCTCGGCCACGCCGCCGGCTGCGCCCTTTTCCGTTGCGGGGATCGCGCCGACGTCAGCGGCAGCGGACGGGATCGTCGGCTTGTCGCTCAGATCCTTATAGCTGCCGGAGAAGGCCACGGTCTTGAGGTCGCTGAAGAACTTCAGCACCTTGCCGAGCAGGACGCTCAGCTTCTCGCCAGAGGTGGGCGCCTCACGCTTGGCCGATGCCTCGAAGGCGACGGTCACGTTGGAGCCGTCGCCGTCCGTGTTCAGCTTGCTGGTGTCCTTGGGGTGGACGTGGTCGCCGCGTGCGAACGCCATCTCAGTGCCGACGGCGGCGGTGCCGTTCATCTTCGGCGTAGTCGTGGACGCTGCTGCGCCCTCGGGGATGTCGCCGGAGGTGATAAAGCCGCTGTCGTTCTCGAGCTGCGAGGTCTTGGTCGGCACAGGGATCCATTTCTCACCTGTCCACAGGTACAGCGTCAGGTCGATGCTGTTGAAATAGATCTGGCCGATCTTCGGGTTGGCCGGAGGTGCAGCGAGCGGCTGCATGATGGCGTTTTGGATCTCGTTCTGTGAGAGATCAATGCTTGTCAGGAATTTCACGGGTTTACCTCCTTAGTTGAAGTATGCAGTCCCGGAAAAGGCTGCGCAGAAGGTCAGGCGCACGGTGTTGTCGTCGAGGTAGTCGACCTCCCCGATGACCACAGTGCCGGCGCTGTCGACGACCGTGACGGCGGGCCGCTTTCCGAGGTTGTGGGCGACTGTCCACACCTTCGCTGCCTGCGCCTGCTTGTGGGTGTGGTGCCTGTCGTCCGTGATGCCGAGCTGCGCCGGCGTCATGTCGCCTATTAGCTCGTGCCCGTTGATCTTGGGCTTGTTGCGCAGGGCTTCGTAGTTTGAGGCGCTGCCGCCGCCCGTCTCCTTCATAGAGGCGGTCATGGGGGCAGGCGTCTCGGTCATCTTCGCCCCGAAGGTCTCCGCGCTGCCAGAGAACGAGGCATTGAAGTCGACGCTCACTTAGATGACGCCGTCCTTCAGGATCCGGCTGAGCGGGGCGGTCATAATGTTGCTCGCAAACGCGCGCCCGTCCTCCGTCCTGCCGCGGATCTGCACCTCCACCTGTTGATCCTCGTCGGGAGACAGAGAGCCGAGCAGCAGCGTGTCGGCTTGCGTCAGGCTGACGGTGACGACCTTGTCGGTCGCGTCGACGCCCTCGTCCCCGAGGTGCTTGGTGACTTCCACCTGCTTCGGCGGGGCATAGGTGGCGAGCTGCTGCGTGCGGAATGTTACCCACATGGTCACGAACTCGCTGACGTCGATGTCACAGTTGATGGTGATGGTTGGTGTGGTGCCTCTATACATGGGCGGCCTCCTTTCTGGCCTTTGGCCGGTAGTTTAGCACTCGAGGCGCTGGAGTCCGCTGTTCCAGATGCCGGCCGTCAGGGTGATGCCCGTCAGGTCTGCAAACGTGATCTGGAAGGGGTTGGTTGTGATCTCGCTGAAAACGGCGTCCCACAGCGTTGCGATCTTGCTGGTGTTCTGGCCGACCGCGTTGCTCAGGTCATTCACCGACGCCTCGGCAGCCTGCGCGATTGCGATGGCCTGCCGGGCGAGTGCCAGAGCCTCCTCTGCCGTAGCCTGTGCGCCGAGGGCGATGGCCTTGTAGGTCTCGTAGTCCTCTTTGGTGGCGTAGGCGTCGGCGGGGATGTAGGCGGTCACGTTGGTGGCCGTGCCGATCGCGGTGACGATGTCGATGGTTTTCTCGACGATGGTGGCGCCGCCGGAGGGCGGGATCCACTCGGCCAGATCGCCGCAGTTGCCGTAGCAGTACAGCACCTCGCCGACCTCGGGATCGGGATCTTCGGCATAAAGGCCGAGCTCGCGGTAGTAGAAGCCCTCGGTCTCGTCGCCGTTGGTGAAGATGCCGCCGACGGCCACGGTGCCGTCACCGTTGATCTTCAGCTTCGTGATGTCGACGGTCGCCTTCGGGCTGACCACGCCGGTGAGGGTGCGGGGCGTCTGGCCCTCCTCGAGGTAGCCATCGCCGAGGACGATCTTGGTGTAGTTGATCTTCTGGCCGGCCACGCCCTTCGCCAGAACGATCAGGCCGGCGGTGGTGATGTCGTTGTTGATAAATGCAGCCATGTCTATCTCCTTTCCTTAGTCTGAGATGACCGCCGCGTCGGTGCCGATGCTGACGGTCTCGCGGTTGTTGTCGTGGACGACGGCCGCGTGGTAGATGTGGATCTCGTCGCTGCCCATGACGTGCACCTCTTGGGTGTGATCCCTGACGGCCATGCCGGAATAAAGGAACATTTCGCCGGTCAGGCAGATCAGGATCGCGTCGAGCCACGAGCTGCGGCGCTTGACCGTCCGCAGCAGTTTCAGGAACAGGTCGAGGTTGCTGTTGACGAGGCTCGGGTTGTCGCTCAGCACCTTGAAGTGATGCGGCTGCCCGCCGTACTGATACCACTCCCTGACCTCGCCGGTGCTGAAGTAGTCGGCCACGATCTGCTCCACGGCGTATGGGGTGCCGAGTTTCGCGTAGACGCGGTCGCTGCTGCGGATGACGGCCCGCTTGACTGCGATGGGCGCGGTGCTGTCATACCACTGGATGTTCAGCTCCCACGCCATTTCGTCGAGCTCTGCGTCGTTGAGCTGGTCGATCTTGTCCCACCTGCTCAGGAGCTTCAGGCGCGCATAGGCGTCGCGGCTGATGATGTCGCAGCCGGTGGCGAGGCCCTTGTCGCTGCCGTCCTCCTGCATCCACGCAGGCAGCAGCTTGACCATCTCGGTCTCATTGAGCCGCATTTACACCACCTCGCTCTCGACCTTGTGGCTGACAGTCAGGTGTCCGCTGAACTTGGCGACTTGCGTGTCGTCGAGGGCCTTGTAGGTCGGCTTGACGACGTCCACGCGGAAGGCGCCTGTCAGGTTCTCTCCCCACGAAGGCGAGAGGATCCGCTTGCGGAGCTGGTCGGGGTTGATGTCCCGGCCGAGGGCTGCGACTTGCCACTCGTTGTAGCGGTCGATCGCGCCGCCTGTGCCTTCGACGTTGGCGATCACCTCGGCCTCGCTCTCCGGCGTGGTGTAGTACACGATCTCGATGTCGTAGGTCTCGACCTCCGGGGGCACGGCGCTCACTTTGTCAGTGAGTGGCCGGATGTCCTTGGCGTTGACCACGTCCAGCACCTTCGCCAGCATGGCAGCGTCGGGGATCCCGCCGCCTTCCAGCAGGGGCACGATCTTGACGCAGCCCTCCAGCGTGCGGGTGATGATGATGTCGATGCTTTCAGCAGCCGCGAGACTGCCCTTGAGCGTGATGGCCAGCAGGCCGTCGGCGTAGTCGACGGTGTAGTCCGTGTCCTTGACCGCCGCCGTGCTCTGCCCATGGGCCTTCACGACGAGGGTGTCGGTCAGAAGTGTGCCGCCGCCCTTGAAGGCTTTGCCGTCGTAGACCGTGAGGGTCTCGCTGACGGTTTCCTTCTCGCTGACGGCCTTTGCGTCCACGATGGAGCTGTCGGCCGTCATTACCCAGTAGATGTAAGCCTGTTCAGGGCCCGCGGTGGATCTCTTGGCGGGCGCCAGACGGATCCGCTCGCGGAGGCGGTTGTCGCCCTCGGTGGTGTAGGGCTCGCCGTCATCGCCTCCGGCCGTTTCGGTCAGATTGGTGACGGACTCGATGTAGGGGATCAGGTCGACAAGGGTGGTGATCGTGCCGGCTGCGTAGCCGTTGAACTTCGTGCCGTTGCTCACGGCCGAGGTCGGCACCTCCACAGAGTAGGCGCCAGCTTGCAGCACAGCGATCTCGTCGGTTGCAAAATAGTTTTCGCTGTCCGGCGTCACCTTCGTCCACTTCGGAATGATGATGTTTTTCTCCTGCGGCGTGGAGACGGAGAAGCGCATGGTCGTCTTGGCCGGTGTGCCTTCCAGCCGTTTCACGTCCTGCCGCTCGCCGATGGCGTCCAGCACCTCGCCCCTCGCATAGCGGAGGAGCGTCTGCCGGCCGACGTCGTTGAGGCTGTTGTAGAGGGCAACGAACACGGGCACGAGAGCCTCACCGAAGATCCGGCGCTCGTCGCCCGGGTAGAGCGGCTCGCCGGCGCCCTTTTCGAGCTCGGTGATGATGGTCTTGTATAGGGTGCTCGCGTCTGTCGTGGTGAGTTTGATGTCCTCGCCGTAGGTGTTTGTCGCGTCGCTCACGCTGTTCACCTCCTTCATGTGATGTTGTCGATGCTGGCCCGCAGCTCGAAGTCGCCGGCCTGAGCGGTCAGAGCCTTCAGGTCGGAGTCACTGAGCTGCACGCGGGGCTCGTAGGTTTCCACGAGGAACTCCACGTCGGCGGCCAGATCGGTCGCAGCGGTTTCGCTCGGCTTGTCGATCAGCGTGCGGTCGATCCCCTTGATGCGCTCATAGGGCACCTCCCCGCGGATGGTCTTGAGGAGGTTCTGCACACAGATCTCGGGCGCTCCGTTGCCGGATGCTTTCATGGGATCACCTCGCTTTACTTGAGCTGTGCGTTGTTGGGTTTCTTCGCAGCCTTGTCGCTGCTGGATGCTCCGACGGTGACGGCGCTCAGACGCCGGCCGACGCCGCCAGAGGACGAGACGCCGGCCGCGGACGAGCTCTTGCTCGAGCCGCCTGCGCCGGCCTTCTTGCTGCTGGCCTCCTCGGCGTATTCCGTCAGGTTGATCGTGATCTTGCCCTTCAGGATCCGGCCGAGGTTGTCGAGTGTGGTGTCTGAGAGGCTGACGCCGGTGAGCTGAAGATTGGCCGGGCCGAAGCGCCGGCCGGCCAGATAGAAGGGGGCGTACTGCCCGACCAGCGAT